TATTCTTGTTTCCTGTCCTGCATGATGTTTGTAATGAAAAGCAATATCGTCTCTGCCTTTTCTTGCTATGTAATCTGTTGACGTTGATAAAGTATTTGTAGTTGAATTGTATTTTTTAATAACGTTCTCGTCTTCATCATAAAAATAAAATAATTGACCATTACTGTATGCACTAGACAATGTAATATCCGATTCATTTTTTGTAATTACAAAGTTACTACTTGCGTATGGTCTAAATCTCTCTATGTTGTTGTAACTTAAATATTTTTCAAAAAATACAAATTTTGATGCTTGTGATAAAAGCGGCTCAACAAAAATATCAAACAATTCCGGATTATCTACAACACCGTCGTCGTCATCATCAAAGAATCCTATTTGCACTTTACGATTATCCTGGAAACCGTCTGCTTCTGTCACGGTGTCAACAACCTGCCATGTAAGAGGATAACTTATACTACTTCCTGTAGATATTATAGAATTTGTTTTAAGTATTTTTACAACATCTTTTACACTTTTTCCAGTTTTGTAATCATAAATTTTTTCTTGTGTGTCATAATGAAACTTGTTGTCACCTTTTGATTCAAATATGTAATCTAGTTTTCTATATCTTACTGTGTAAGTTCTTCCATCATTTTTAAATTCAAACCACCAACTGGCGTCTAAATTAGCATCACTTGTATCACCGGTATTTCCTAAAGCAAATATTGTGCTTGAACTTAAATTTGTACTTGTAATAACTTTCCATGTTTCCGATAACTCGTCGTATCTTAAACCGAATTCCTCATAATCCTCAATTCTATCAATTAATTCTGTCTTAAGTGTCTCTGAGAAAGTAGTGCTAAGATTCGGAATAACCGAATTAATTACCGCACCATGTGGAACAATATTAGACAACGTGACTGGTCCTTGTCCAGATTCTAAATCTCCTGTGCCTCCATTTGCTCCGTCACCTACGACAGCGGCAATCTTCGCCCATTTCCTATCTTCTGCGTTTAAAGTTCCCCCAGTAACTAAAGTATTGTTCAAAAATTCTCTAGTGTCCGGTGAGGTAAATTTGACCAATGCACCAGGTTTCACAAATTTTAAATTCGATGTTGCAAAACTACCTGTTACTAGAGCACCACCTCCTGTAAAATAACCTGTGTTTGTGTTTGTTCCGGTTGTTGTTGAATTCCACGTTGCACTGAGACTGCTTAAATCTTTTTGTGCATACTTGAAATAGTAAAGTTGTCTTGCGTAAGGTTGTTTTAGTTTGGCCTCAACATTTGTGTTTATTGTAGATCTTATGTCTGCTCTGTTGTTAAATGTAAATGTGAATTGTGGCAATGATTCTTCTCTGTAAAGTATACCATCGTCTGCAAACACACTGACATTTGAATACGCTCCAGTTGGATCTAATATTTCTTTTGCTCTGCTAATACCAGACGCTGATCTATTCACCGATCTTACTTTAACAATTTCTTGCGATGCACTTAAAGGTACAACTTGGTAGTCCTCAGCAGTGATCATTCTATTTTGTGAATAATAAACTTGAGATGCTTTTTCTTTTATTGATTCTGAAGATTCACTTGCATTTGCATTGTACAAACTTTGTTTCAAACTCATCGATGCTGTAAGTGTCTGCTGTGCACCGTTCCTATCTGTATATGGAATGTTCAACACAACGTTCGGAATATCTGTAGGTTGCACCGAGTATTTGGCATTGTCACTTGTTCTATAATATGCTCTAAAATTTCCTAAAGGAATATCACTGAAGTTACCGTCACCGAAAACTAGATCTATACTGTCGTCTGCTTTGGATACTATATTGTAAATTAGCCTTTCACTGCCTGCTAAAGAATTATAAATTGCATTATTGCCAGACAGCGAAGGAACTGCTTTCCATAATTCCATTGGTTGTGCAAAAGCATCTAATCTGTAAAGCCAAACATCTCTATCGTTGATGTTTGATGTGTTCAATGATCTCACGTAATTTGTTTCTGCTGAATTAACCGAAAATTCAGTCTGTTGCATATTTCCTTGTTTGAATAACAAGAAGAATCCTGTATTGTTAGAACTGTCACCAGAGCCGTCTGTCCTGTATGTGTAAGTGAGGCCTGTTCCGTTAATTGGCGCCGCTTCCTGTATTGTGTCAACTCCGTCAATGGTGCTAGGCACAACTTCAAATTGTCTTGTCACTCCACCGATTGATTTTGAAAATTTAAAAATTGGAAGGTCGGTTTGGTTAGTGCTTAATGTATAAACTTCTGTATCTATTCCTAAAATATCACTTTTCTCTCTTGGATTCCCAAAAAGTTGTCCTGTTTGATTTGCTGAATTCAATATTGCGACAAATTGCTCTCTGTAATTTGAATTTGCACTGTCGTTCCATACAACTGTTGAGTTCGCTAAATTTACACCTGTGCTATCAACAACACTTTCAGTAGTCGACAATGAATCAATTTTTAACAGACCTGTTGCAGGTGTGTTACGTTTTGACGTGTAATTTATTAATCTTGCAAGTCTTAGAATTGAGTTTCTTCTTTCGGCAGTTTCTAAAAAGTTTTCTCTTGCGTTTAGGTCTACTCTAAAAGAAAGAGCCTGTGCTATGTAGGCAATTAAATCTATCAGTGCCACGTATTCAGAACTCTCAACAAAATCGTTGAAATCATCAGGATAATTTTCCTTGATGTATGCAACCATTGTTCTTCTTAAGGTTTCAAAGTCGTAACTTTTGAAGTCTGCCTGCTGGAAAGTCTGATAGATCTTACGCCAATCCTCGGCAACTAATAATCTGTTTTGTCTGTCTGTTGTGGCCATACTGTTTGTATGGATATTTATATATTAAATTAAGTGCGTACTTTAAGATAGGCGCAACAATGAATTTTCGTCAAAGTTGAACGCTAATTTTTCAGTGATATTCAACGGCACATACCTAATTGTTGCTTGAATTAGTATGCCGTGATCTGATTCCAATAGATTAATGCTCTCGGTTGCTATGCGTGGATCACTGTTCAAGTTCTGTGTAATATCCTCTTGCACCGCCTGTTTTAAGCGTTCTGTAAATGGCTCAAACAGGACATCGTATATAATTGTGCCAAATTCAGGATTCTCAACTCTTTCGCCCTTCCGTACCGACAAACGGTTTATGAGATCCTGTTTAGCACACTCAAAATCATAAACCTTAAAGTTCTGTCTTTCGCTTCTTGATGAAAATCCTTTAAATGTAACATCGCTGTTAAGATAATTTCCTGTATCACTACCATATGCCATTAATTCAATCTCCTAAATTCCACATCAACTTTTGCGTAGTTGACTGCATAATAACCGGTATCGGTCATGTGCCTTGCCCACGGAACTTCCTGTGCCATTACACCAATGTATCTTCCGGGCAACTGCTTGTATTTAAACGAATAGATGTTTATTCCGCTTGGTGATTTCCCTATAAACCTAATTTCTTCTTTTAATCTTACGTCACTGAATTTGAATCCACTAAAGAAAGTCTTGACTGCTCCGCCAATTGCACCTATTTTCGTTGACAAGTTTGAACCAACATTTTGTAGGAATGTCTGCTTACCCATTGCCGCATCTCTGGCATTGAATAGTCCTGCTTTGCTGGCAATATTTTTTACAGTATTCATGCCAATTACCTTGCCGCCAGTGACATTTGAAAATGTCCTACTCAAGGAATTAATGCTGTCAACAGTTCCGGCAACATTGTTCAGTGATAAGTTGTTTTTTAGTCCTTTGATAGTGTTGATCGAATCACTTGCAATATTGACACTTTCAAGTGTGTCTTTACCCAAAGCAAACAGTTCTCCGGAACTGTTTACAAAAACATTATCCTTAAACAACTCCGTGCTGGTGTTTTTAAATTTTTCGATCACTTGAGATGACAGCACGTTATTGACTGTTTTTTCTGCAGTCTTGTACAGATCGGATGTTTTAATTTTTTCACTTATGCTGTCCTTGATGTCAAAAGGTAGATCTATCCTTTCGCTTATGCCGTAAATTTTATTGTAATCTTTTCCGAACTCGGTCAACAATTCTTTTGCTTTTGTAACATTTGTGCTTTCACCCATTTTTTGTTTGACGTATGTGAGTGCATCTGCTTGATACTGTGCGTCACGGATAGCACTGTTGGAACTCAGTCTGTTTGTTTGATTTAGATATTCCGGAGTGCCTGGTGTGTTTGCATTCCTACTCCACTGTTTTTTGTCATCCGCATCAATTGGTATCACTCCATCACTGGCTATAGGATCCGCCCTAAACATCGGTTCGTGTGTTACAAATCTATGCACTGTGGTTTTGGTTTGTCTTGAAAACATCTCTAAAGGCTCAACACCTTTTTTGGTAAGTTCAACGTCGCCTTCTTCACGTGTTTCCATTCCGGCTTTTTCGTTGGTCAACCAACCTGGTCCCCAACTACCACTTGCTCCAACAGAATTGAAGTGTACCTGTTGTCCTGCCAAATGCACTTGTCCTCCGGCGCCATGCAGTTGTGAACCGGGAGTGTAAGATGTTATACCGTCTCTTGCGTGATGTCTGACAGACCCATGAGTCGCTGTTGTGAATGTGCCACCTTTGCTGATGTTGAAAGCCATGTCACTGCTTTGAATAAATTCTGCTTCTGCCCTCATACGTATTTGTCCATTAGCATGAAAGTTAATATTTGAATCGGAGTGCAAGTTGAAGTCACCCTCTGTTCGCAAGTTAATACCACCTATGCCGGAATAGATGTCAATCCTGCCATCCTTGGTCATTTCTATATAACTGTTACCTGAGCCGTTTGCTATGTAAACAACACCGGCAGTGTCGTGCATCAAGAGTTGGTGCCCTGATGCTGTCCTCAATCTTGTCAATTGGTTTGTACCATCGACCGCACCGTCGTCCATCACTAGTGTGTGACCGGTTAGTCTATCAATAAAGTCGTCTACCTGATCATCATCAGGTCCTGTTTTTTTCTGTGTTGCTCCTCTGTTTTTTCTACCAGGAGTGCTCATTCCAAAAACTTGACTTGGGGATTCTCTCTGTGCTGAAGATGTTGTGGTACCACGCACTGTGTCACCTATCAATCCTTGTTTAAGAAGAGTGTCAGCGAACGGATGCACCGGGTGTGGTTTTTGCTCAAAGTTTTCAAATGTCACATCTTTGTTTCTGTTTACTTCTCCTGCCGGAATGTTAACAGATCCATATTCAACAGCGGCAGACTTTCCTGTTTCATCTGTAACATTGTCCGAACTTGCTATGCCCGGTATCATGTGATTTGTTATTGGTTCCTGGATACAGCCAATCCAAAATGCATTTTCCATTTTGCCTTCTGCAAAAATAACCAGAACTCTTGTTTCAAGATCAGGTGGCACTGCCCAGAAACCATAAGAAAACTGTGAATCCTCATATTTCTTTCCGTCAGTTACGTACTGGAGACCTTTGTTGCCGGAAAACGGACTGAGATATCTGCACTCGATTATGTTCCTGTCGTTTCCGTCCGTTTCTAATGTAAGGGCCGGTATTAAAACTCCAAGCCTCCCCATCTTTAATGGATCTATATTCCTTTTGACTATTCCTATATACGGGCCGGAATCTTCGAGACCCCAACTTTGATCTTTCTGTGGTGCTGTTGGTGTTGAAGTATCGCCCTTGAGATAATTTTTTATTGACTTCATTTTAACTTCCTTCTACTTCAAAATTTTCGCCTTGCCCTATTTCTAGATCGTTTCCTTTAAACTCTATATCTATTTTTGGTATTGGTAACTTAATTCTATAATTTTCATGAAGTTTTCTCATGATCTCTACCCTAGATAAAGATCTGCTAGATTTATCAATTTCAACTGTTGCTGGCACAAAGACTTCGGTACCTTGGTTTTTGCATCTAACCAAATCCAGTTCCTGTGTAAATTTTCCGTCTGCCATTATGCTTGTACAACCGACCACCCTGTACAATCCACTGAATGCAAGATTTTCCGCGCCACTCAAAAGATATGTTCCTTTCTCTGGATCAAAGTCCGTCGGAGTTCTAAAGTTTAATCTAATTAGTGGTTCTCCGTAGTTGGCATTGAAGTTCTGGAAAGTTTCATTCCAGATTGTTCTTGAATTGTCCGATGTACGTAATTTTGCTATGTCCTCGACGCCGACCCGGCCTCCGGCCTCACCACCCGGTCCCGCTTCGATGTCTGCTATCGAAACCGGTATGAATTGTGTTTGTCCCAACCATGCAGGATCTCCCAATATAGTCATCTTGATGTTTACCATGTCCGCCGAGGGATTTGTGATTGCATCAAACAACTGATCCAGTCTGCTTGACCTATCATGTGCGGAGTTAAGTGTTTTGACTACGCCCGGCTCCATTTTGTAAATGAATGGTGGATCCACAAACACATTTCGCTGTTCCGGAACAAATTCTTTTTCTGTTTGTTTTCCGTCTTCTTTACTTGCTTCCTCACCACCACTGCCGTCCACATCTTTTAATTTTGTTTGATAGTATGCAACTTTGTAATCTATGTCAAGGTCCAAGACATCCACATTGTCGCCAGTGAATATGTAATTGTATTCTTTTTTGACAAACGGGTTAAAATCCACACCTGTGCTGGTTCCCGGTTGTGAAACCACGTATGCGTGTACTCGGTGAGGATATACATGAAATTTTACTACCTTAGGATGCGTTCCCCTGATTTTATCGAACTTTTCCGGATTTGGAACCACCGCGGAATCTATAGCAAAATAGTCATAATAAAAACTCTCGGAATCACGATTGCTGTTGACACTGGCTGATACTTTGTCAAGAAACCCCTTGAGTTCAGTGCCGTCCTCAAATTGTTTTGTGGATTTCATCAGTGCTTGTATTATCGATATAACAGCATCACTTCGTTTTGTTTTTGCCTTTTGCGGTTGTCTCGGTTTTCTTTTTGGTGGATTCAAATAAAAATCCTTGACTTCCATCTTTTCAGGATCTGGCATCAAGTTAGCAAATTGTGGATCAAGTGTGATCTGAATCCTGTCGTGTTTGCCTCGTTCAGCAAACTTGTTCTGTACTGTCTCCTTGGCGTATGCTTCATTCAACTGTTGCACAAAATCCTTCATGGTTTCTCCCAAATTTTGGCCCTTAACGACCGTGCCTCCTGTTCTGGTGTAATTAAATCTGTTTACGAAGCCGAATTCGTTGTATGCTATCGCAGTGACATTGTAGGTGGTTTGCCCTGCGTTTACATTTAACTTTATGTTTGTTAGTTTAACTGGAATTTTTCTTTTTTCACTTGTGGCTGTTGGTACAGGACGTCCTTGCTCGTCAAATCCAGCAAATTCTATTGTAAGCAAATAGGGTGCGTCAACATGATCTAGAAAACCACAATTTGCCGAGGCACCTCTGATTTTGTCTAAGAGTGTCAAACCCATTGGCTCAATTATTTCCATTTCAATCTTAGTCACCGCGGTAAGTCGTCTGTCACTGTTGAGAGGTGGTATGCTTCTGATTGTCACATTATTAAAAAACAGATCCTTGGCTCCGGCCAGTTCTGATCGAGATCTCCTGAATGCTTCTTTTCCTAGTTCAGTTTGAAAGTATGATTCCTGCCTGGCCAAAGAATTGGCGGATCTCGCAGACTCTCTTGGGTCATTGCCTATGCCACCACTCCTCACAATGATGTCATGAGGATTTTTCGCACTGAGAAGCAATCCAGGATTTGTGATATCCTCCTGATTCAAAGCACTTAAAGTGAAAAGTGTGTTGAACGTGGCGTATGCGAATAATGGATTTTTACGTGGACCGTTCACTAAGGCACTTGTTGTTTCCGCCGAGTATGGTACAGAGCGGTCGTTTTTTGTAACTGTTTTCTTGTCGTTTATGTTGTGCTTCTCAAAGATATTGTTTACTATATTTTTACCCTTGTTGTAAGTTCCGCTAGGATGCCCTGAATAATTGTTGGCATATTCTAAATTAGAGGATGAGTAATACTTTTTTTTATTACTGCTATGGGTTAGAAACGGATGTGAATTTGTTGTTCTAGTTTTCGCTTCGATATTGTCGTTGGTGTTGCTTACGTCTTTACCGGTAACTTTTTTATGGTTGTTTTTTACCCCGTTTACTATTCTTCCCATTACAGTCCTAGATCCTTCATGACATTATCTTTTTTAGGCAACAAGATAGATACGCCTGGTTTAAAATCATAAATTGGGTCCTCTATCTGATCTGGGTTTCGCTGTGCAAATACCCACCATAATCTTGGTGTGCCATACAAGTCAAATGCAAGAAGATCCGGTCTGTATGCGTAGGTTCTTTCTATCGTGTACTCTTGG